TCAAGATATCTGCGAGACCACCCGGCGCGAGATGGCGGCGTAGCCCCGGTCGTTGACGTGCGTGCCGTCCGCATCGATGTACCGGTCCCTGACCACGTCGGGGTCGAGCATCGAGACGTACGTCGCCCCGTGCCTCTCCGCCGCCGCTCGCACGGCGCTGTCCAGGGCGCGTGCCTCGAGCCCGATCTCCCACGGCGTGGACGGCCCGACCGCGATGATCTCGGCGTCCGGGAAGCGCCGCGCGGCCAGCTCGTACGTGTCGGCGACCGCGCGGAACACGCGCGCGGGCGTCTCGCGCAGCTCCGGGAAGTCGTTCTGGCCCCCGGCGATCACGACGAGGTCGATGCCGCGAGGACCCACCGAGCGCAGCTGCTCCGCGTACGACAGCCGGTCCTGGTCCGGGTAGCGGCTCACGAACCCGGTGCCGCCGTCAGCGACGTTGCGCTCGGTCCAGCCCATCTCGCGGGCGACGATCGTGCTCCAGCGCTTCGACGGCGCCGACGCGCGCTGGCCGACCGTGTACGAGTCGCCGACGAACAGCGCGACGGGCGGCTTCGCCCCGCTCGCCCGCTCGGCGGTCCGCCCTGCGGCCTGCTCGGCGTTCTCCGCCGACGGGACGGGGGTCGGGCTCGGCGTCGGGGTCGGGGTCGGCGCCACGCTCGGGGTCGGCGTCGGCCCCCTCGTCGACGTCGCCGCCGGCTGCCCTCCGCCGTCACCGACCGTCATGCCGCCGCCACCGGCGACCATGCCCACGACGACGGCCACGACGAACGCCGCCATCACACCCGCGACGATCCCGCCGCCCACTAGCCACCGCTTCACGAGGCGCATCCTATGCGCCCGGCGAGGTCAGACCTGCCGGTCCAGGACCGCTACCGCCTCGACGTGGTGCGTGTGCGGGAACGAGTATCCAGAGCCGCGATGCAGGTCAGAGCGCTGCATCGCCAGCGCCCTCGCCATCGTGCGTCGCTCGTGCGTCACCAGGCTCACCAAGCCGGGCCCACGCGTCGGTCACGGCGTCGTGCCGGTCGGGCGCGAGGTGCGCGTATACCTCGGTCGTCTGGATGCTCGCGTGCCCGAGCTGCCTTTTGACCTCGTACAGCGGCACGCCGTCCTGGACGAGCCAGGACGCGCACGTGTGCCTGCACGTGTGCGGGGTGCCGTGGTCGATGCCGGCGGCCTCCAGGGCGACGTCCCAGGTGTGGTTGCGCCAGTTCGAGCCGGACAGGTTCCTACCCCCGCGGCGGGTGACGACGATGCGTGCGTCGCGTTCACGGTCGGCCAGGAGCGCGGACATGTGGTTGAGGAGCCACTGCGGGGCGGGCAGCTCGCGGAGCGACGCGGACGTCTTCGGATAGGGCTTGTCCTTGCCGGCCTGGGTGAGAACGTGCGTCACCGAGACTCGGCGGCGCAGCCAGTCGACGTCGGCACCCGTGAGCGCGGCAGCCTCGCCCCAGCGCAGGCCGAGCCAGCACATGAGCTCGGTCATGACGGCCGCGGACTCCCACTTCCGTCGGCGCATCTCAGCCAGGATCTTGTCGACCTCTTCGCGTGTGAACCAGTCGACCAGATCCTCCGGGTCGGCGGGCGGCTCGACCTTTCGCGCGACGTTGGCGTCGATCAGGTTGTTGTCGGCGGCGGCCTCGAGGCAGGCCTTGAGGTAGTTGAGCGCACGGCGGATTGCCGCCCGACCCCGGGCCTTCGTCACGGCCTCGTCCTTGGCCTCCGCCGCCTTGGCCTGCGCCTCTGCGACTTTGGCGCGTTTGGCGACCCACAGCTCGACGTCCAGCTTCGTAATGTCGGCCAGTAGTTTGTCACCCAGGTGGTCACGCAGGTGCAGCCGCCAGGAACCCTCGTCGGCGCGGGCGGTCTCAGCCTCGACAACGCGCGACTCTTTCCACCGCTCCTGCCACTGGGCGAGAGTGAGTGACTCGCGCTTGCGTGGGTCCTTCCAGATACCGGCCGCGATCTCGGCCTCGGTCCGGACCGCCCACTCCTTGACCACTGTCTTGAGTGGGTTCGTGCGGGGTATCCGGCCGCTTGGGGTTCGGACGGTTGCCTGCCAGTTGCCCGACGGCAACTTGCGGTAGTACGCCATGCCCTACCTCCTTGTTACTGCCTTGCGGCCCGGTATGCCGTCGCTGCGGCCTCGAGCACCCGGGCCGCGCTGTCCGCCGGCAGTAGCTCCCTTAGCTCGCGCCAGAGCTCCATGCCGGGGTAGCCGGCCAGGCACTGCGCCAGCGCCACGCGCGGCGTGCGGGTCGGTAGCGGCGGACGCGTCACGGTCCCCAGCGGGATCGTCCAGGAGTCCGGCTGTTCAACGTCAGCAAGCGCTTTCACTGAGTGGCCCCCCTTGGCCTAGCTGTTCGGGCCGCAACTGTAAGCACTCAAGATGCATACCAAGGCATCCATTTCGGGTGATTACCGGGTGATCCGCACTCACATTTCACAATGCGAAGCAGGCCGACCGATTGCGTCCCATATGTCAAGAACCGGCACTTTGCTCCGGGGTTGAATTCCCACGCCTCTCCCGCATCTCCGCCCCCCGAGTGAGCTCCGTGACGTCCAGACCGAGTGCATCGGCAATGTCCACCAGGGTCCCGAACGGGATCTCCTTCGCGCCCTTCTCGTAGTTGTGCACCGTATTCCGGTGAATGCCCACGGCCGCGCCGAGCGCGTCGAGGGACAGGCCGGCGGCGTTGCGCTCGGCCTTGATGGTCTTCCCCAGCGCCTCTACTGCGGCCTGACGACGGCCCTTGGTGTTCTCCACGTTCGCGGACGGTACCTCGATCGAGTGCATTTGTCACTCGTTCGAGTACTACTGACCCCACCGACACGCCACGCTGCGCGCACCTTGCACTCGCATGAGTGAAAATCGCTGCCTATCGGTTGACGTCGTCTCGCCAGACGACTACCTTCGCGGCATGACCTTCACTCATATGAGTGCATCCCGCACAAGAACGAGTGCAACACGCGGGCTGTCGAGTGCACTGCGAGACCTCCGCCAGGCGCGGGGACTCACGGTGTACGCCGTCTGCAAGCAGACCGGGATCTCACGGTCGGTGCTGGAGGCGGCCGAGGTCGACGCCGACGGCACGAAGTACGGGGTCCTCGTAGTCCTGGCCGAGTTCTACGGCCTGCCTGAGACCACGGACCTCATCGCACTCGGCAACAGTCGCGGCTCCGCTGCCGCCGCCTGACCCCACGCATACGAACGGCCCCACCTCGCCAGACCGGAATGCACCCGGTGTGGAGCGACGAGGTAGGGCCGCCGACACCAGAAGGGTACCGAATGTCCTCCAAGAACTGGCTCACCAGCTCCCTCGTTGAGGGTGGCCACACCGAGCCCGACAGCCTGCTCGACGCCGCCGACCGTGCGAACGACCCTCTGTACAAGCAGGCCGAGACCAACGACCTGCCCAACCTCCCCCAGCGCATCAAGGGCGCGACCCTGCTCAAGCCCGGCGAGCAGTACCTCCTCGACGGCACGCTGCTCGTCGAGGTCACCGTCGTCAGCGCCACCGAGGTCGAGTACCGCGCCGTCAACGACGCGGACGCCATCGCCCTCGGTTGGGGCAAGACCAGCGGCGGCTACGAGGCGATCAGCGACATCGACGACTTCCTGCCTCGTGCCGAAGCGGTCGACGCCCCGGTGCCCTACCTGCCGCCGGTCTCGCTGGACGACTCGCACGCAGCGCCGTCGGACGACGCCGCCCCGACAGCCCTCGGCGACACCCTTCGCAGGCTCGCTGACATGGCCGACGCCGGAACCATCCGGGGTCGCGACCACCAGCTCGACATTCACTTCGACGACGAGGGCGAGGTGCGCGCCCTCGCTGCGCTGCTCGGCGCCGACGTGGACGAGTACCAGTCGCACACAGACACCGTGCAGGTTTCGTTCCGCTCCCGACTCGACGGCGTCCGCGTCGTCGCCATGACCCGCACCGACCGGCCCTGGGTCGAGGTGACCCGGTGATCGCCCGCCACGCCCGCCCCAAGGGCCAGCCGCGCCGCTCCTGGGCGCCGCTCGACCCCGACTTCCCCCGCACGCTCCCCGAGTTCGTGCGGGATCCCCTGCCGCTGTCCGAGGCGGAGGTGCAGGCGCTCCGCGATCAGTTCGGTGACGAAGCAGCTCGCGCCGCGGCTCGGCCGCCTCGGTCGCCTGGCGGTGTCCCGATGAAGACCGCCGCCATTGCGATCCTCGCCGCCGCCGTGGCCCTCGTCGTCGGCGCCGCATCCGGCTCGCTCTCCGCGAGCGAGCCCGTCGCACGCACGCCGCACGTCTGCCTGACCGCGCTGACCCGGGCAGCCGACATGGACGAGCTGCAGGGCGAGCTGCTGCACCAGGTCCGCCTGCGCGGAGACGCGCTCGGCAAGGACGACTACCAGGAGCTCGACGCCGAGGTCGTCCGGGTCCTGGACGAGATGGAGCCCGCCGAGGCCTCCTACGCCAGCGCCGAGGCCCAGTGCCGGGGGCTCGCGTGATCGCCGCCTGGGGCCCGGCCGCCCTCGCGCTGGTCGTCGTCGCCCTGCTCGTCGCCGTCCTGCGCCGTCTCACCGCGGACGACCGCCACTACGCCCGCACCACGAAGGGACGCAGCTCATGACCAAGCCCGCCACCGCCGCTGTGCTCGAGCGCTACGTGACCGTCGCCGACGTCGCCGAGGCCCTCGGCTGCTCCGACGACCACGTCCGCGGCCTGCTCGCCGACGGCGCCCTGCCGTACATCGACATCTCGCGCCGGGGTGCGAAGACGCGCCGCCCGAAGATCCGCGTGCCCATCGCGGCCGTCGAGCGGTACGCCGAGAAGCAGCTCCGGCAGGGCGCCGCGTGAGCACCGCCCACATCCCCTCGGCCGTCGCCACCCCGACCGACCTGCACCCCGTCGCGGACCGCCCGGGAACGACGGTCCGCTACGCCATCGACGAGCACCGGACGCCGTGCCTGCGCGCCGTGCTCAACCACCCCGCCGAGACCGTCGTCCGGCGACCCCGATTCGTGAAGGAAGTCAGCGCATGAGCAACGAGAACGTCCCCGTCCTCCTGACGGGACCCATGTGCATGGCAATGCCCGTCGGCACCGCAGTCGAACTTGCGGAACCCCGGCACGGCGTGTGGCACGCCAAGACGAGCGAACTCACGTGGGCCTTCTTCTGGCGCGAACGCCCGACCCCGGAGCAGATCTGGCAGGCGGTGGATGAGCGGACGAACAACCTCTCCCCGTACCCGTCCGGCATGGCGTACGTCTATGAGCCGCCCGCGAAGCCCGACGCCACCCCCGCCCCGCTCGACCCGTCGAAGGTCAAGGCGGGCGACACGGTGACGGTCGAGGTGATCCGCCTGCACGGTCCCCGGTACAGCCTGAGCGGCGAGGTCTACCGCGTGGACACGAGCGGCCCGCTGTGGGTCGGCCCGGTCTGCATCACGGCTCCCGACGAGGACATCGTGCGCGTCCGCCTCACCGACCACCAGCCCGCACCCGAGCCGGAGCCGGAGTGGGCTCTGGACACGCTCGCGGACATCACCAACGGCAGCACCTCGGTTCGGGCCATCCGCGTGGAGACGCCCGACGGGAACGTGTGGCAGACCATCCCGCACAGCTCGTGGTGGTCCGACGCCAACGTCACCGACGTCCGCCCGCTCGTCGTGATCGACCCAGCGGACGAGAAGTTCGACCAGGACTCCCTGGCCGAGGTCGCCCGCACGGCCTACAGCAGCGCGCACGACGTCGTCGAGTGGGAGACCGTCGCCAACGCGATCCGCGCCCACCTCGGGATCGAGGTGTCCCGATGAACACCCAGATCGGGTACGCGCCGCCGAACGCCGAGGTCGAGCACCCCACCCTGGGTGACCTGATCCGCGCCGTCGAGAAGCTGAGCCGCGAGGCCTTCAACGGCACCGAGGCCACGTTCCGCAAGTCCGCTCTGGCTGCTGCCAGCATCGGCGAGCACCTGGAGCACATGACCGGGTACGTCGACGCCGGCGAGGTCTACGAGACCGCGCCGGCCACCGCCTACGACCGCGCCCTGGGCGACCTGTTCGAGATCGCCCAGCACGACATCCGGCAGGGCAACGCCTCGACCGCGCTGACCGTCGCCGTGCGCAACGTGAGCGAGGCGAGCCGGTGAGCACCAAGACCAAGGCCGCGCCCAAGATGAAGCGGACCCGCACCGACTACACGGTCTGCGTGTGCAAGGACGACCAGCACGCCGTCGTCCACCACCGCACGCCCGCCCGGCCGGTCAAGCCGACGGCCGCCGTCGTCGACCGGTACTTCGGGCACGTCATCGAGCACACCATCGCGTGGACGCCGTGGAAGGCCTCGTCATGAGCGCGCCGAAGAGGATCCAGCTCCGCCGCACCGCTGGGTGGCGCAAGCCTGAGGGTGCCGTGTCCGTCGCGCGGCCGACGAAGTGGGGAAACCCGTTCCGCGTCGCGCCCGTGCACGCCGGCGGGCCGTTCGACGTCGTACTCGGCGAGGACGGGTTCGTCGCGCAGTCCACCGGGCTCGCTGTCGCCCGCGAGATCGCCGTCGAGCACTTCCGCCGAGGCATCCACCCGGCCGCACCCAAGGACAGCCTGCCGGACTACCCGCTGTACGCGGACATCGAGCGCGAGCTCCGTGGCCGAGACCTCGCGTGCTGGTGCCCGCTCGACCAGCAGTGCCACGCGGACGTGCTGCTGGAGATCGCGAACGGGGCCGCGTCATGAGCGCCTGGTGGGAGGGCCCTCTCGCGGCCTTCGACACGGAGACCACGGGGGTCGACGTCGAGCAGGACCGCATCGTCACGGCCGCGCTCGACGTGTACGACGCCGCCGGCACGCAGCTGGAGAACCTCGGCCTGCTGATCGACCCCGGCGTCGAGATCCCGGCCGAGGCTGAGGCTAAGCACGGCATCAGCACTGAGCGGGCGCGCGCCGACGGCATCGACCCCGTCACCGGGCTGTCCATGCTGCTCGCGGCGATCGAGGACGTCTGGGAGCGGGGCATCCCGATCGTCGCCTACAACGCCGCCTTCGACCTCACGATCGCGGACCGCGAGTTCCGGCGCCACCTCGGCACGCCCCTGGTCCTGGCCGGCCCCGTCATCGACCCCATGGTCATCGACAAGCAGGTCGACCGGTTCGTGAAGGGCTCCGGGCAGCGCCAGCTCGGGCCGACGTGCGCGCGGTACGGCGTCGAGCTGGAGAACTGGCACACGGCCGACGCCGATGCGTACGCCGCGCAGGCCGTGGCCCGCGCGATGGGTCAGAAGCACGACGCCCAGATGCCGAGCACGCTCCAGGACCTCTGGCGCTGGCAGCGCGGTCTCCGTCGCGACCAGGCGGCCGACCTGCAGGGCTACTTCGCCCGAGTGGGGAAGGCGAACGACGACGGCTCGCCGATCGTCATCGACGGCCAGTGGCCGATGCAGGCGTGGACGGGCGGTGCGGCGGCATGAGCACCGACGACCACCGCGCCGCGGGCTGGACGGACGAGGCCCTGGACCGGCTGCGTGACGCCCTCAAGGCCATGCCCGCAGAGAAGAACGAGCAGGCCAACCCGAGCAAGGAGGAGCCCCGTGGCTGACGAACCGTCACGTGACGACGTGCTCACCGACCAGGAGCAGATCCGTCGCACCACCGTCTTCGCGCGCAACGCAGCCGACCCCGGCTTCTGGTGCGCGGTCTGCGAGACGGAGCTCACCGCCGACCAGCTCGGCCGGGGTGCGCGCTACTGCTCCACCGCGTGCCGCAAGCGCGCGTCACGTGACCGACAGGGAGAGACGGCATGAGCACCGAGACAATCACCGCCCCGCGCCTCGCACTCGACGTCCCGGAGAACGAGTACCACTCCGGCCCCGAACTGAGCCACAGCGGCGCCAAGACCCTCCTGCGGTCGCCGGCGAAGTACGACTACGACCGCACACACCCGGTGCACAAGGACGTGTTCGACGTCGGCACCGCGGCGCACGCGCTCGTGCTCGGCACTCCGCTGGAGATCGTCATCGTGGACGCCAATGACTGGCGGACGGCGGACGCCAAGAAGGCGAAGGCCGCGGCGCACGCCGCCGGGCAGACGCCGCTGCTCCGCGACACGTGGGCCGAGATCCAGGAGATGCGTGAGGCGCTGCTCAAGCACCGCACCGCACGCTCGCTCCTGGAGCGGGAGGGCCACTCGGAGGCGTCCGTCTACTGGACCGACCTGGATACGGACGTCCCGTGCCGGTGCCGGTTCGATCGACTCACCACGAACGGCGGCCGTGCGCTCGGCATCGACTACAAGTCGACCACCGACGCCAGCCCGCGCGGGTTCGCCAAGTCGGTCGCCTCGTTCGAGTACGTCCAGCAGGACCCCTGGTACCTCGACGGCCTGATCGCCCTGGGCTACGAGGATCCGTCGTTCCTGTTCATCGCCCAGGAGAAGTCGGCCCCGTACCTGCCTGCCGTGTACGAGCTCCGGCCGGGTGACCGCGAGATCGGCCGGCAGAAGAACGCCCTCGCCCGCCAGATGTGGCGCGACTGCACCGAGGCCGACGTCTGGCCCGCCTACTCCGAGGACGTCCAGTTCCTCGACCTGCCCCGCTGGTACGGCTTCCAGCACGAGATGGAGACAGCATGAGCAACACCGTCATCGCCCTGCCCGGCGCCCGCCAGGTCGCCCCGACCGGGATGGCCACCTCGCAGGCCACCGTCGTCGAGCAGTCCCGCGCCGTCGCCGAGGTCCAGGCCGCCGTCGTCGTCGCGCAGTCCAACCCCCGCGACGTCGACCGCGCCATCGCCGACATGAGGGACACGTGCGGGCGGCTCCCCGTCGCGAACCGCGCCTTCTACGCGGTCCCGAACCGCGGGTCGGGCCTCAGCGTCCACTTGATGCGGGAGCTCGCCAGGATCTGGGGCAACACCGACCACGGCGTGCGCGAACTGCGCCGCGACGACGACGCCGGCGTGTCCGAGGTCCAGGCATGGGCCTGGGACCAGCAGACCAACACCCGCTCGACCCGCTCGTTCATCCAGCCGCACCAGCGGATGAAGGGCAAGGAGCGGCAGAACCTCGTCGACCTCAACGACATCTACCTCACGAACCAGAACACCGGCGCGCGGGCCGTGCGCGAGTGCATCTCCAGCGTGCTGCCGGACTGGTTCATCGCCGAGGCCCAGGCGGTCTGCGAGGCCACCCTGCAGAACGGCGAGGGCAAGAGCGTCGAGGAGCGGTCCCGCGAGGCGGCCACCGCGTTCGCGAACCACGGCGTGACCCGCGCCCAGCTCGAGGACTACGTCAAGGCGAAGTACGGGAAGTGGACGCCGGCCATGCTGGCGGACCTCCAGCGCGTGTACGTGTCGATCACGCAGGACGGCATCGCGGCAACGGAGTTCTTCACCGCGGCGCCCGTTCGCGTCGAGCCCGAGAAGCACGGCGCTCCACAGACTCCGCAGGGCGCGGCTCCCTCCGGCACCACCCAGGGCGTGGCAGCGCCCGGTGCCACCGAGGTCGAGGGCCAGGACGCTCAGACGTCCGACGCACCGCGCCCTGCGGACACCACCCCGCCGGAGCCCCACGCCGCCCCCGACGCCGCCACGGCGCGGCAGGTGGCCGCCATCAACATCGCGCTCAACGCCCGCGGCGTCGGGAACAAGGGCACGGGCGACCAGCGGCGTGACGCCAAGCTCGCGTGGCTGACCGAGGCCACCGGACGGCGGATCGAGTCGTCGAAGTACCTGACGAAGGCCGAGGCGGGCACCCTGCTCGACCACTTCGCCGCCGAGGATGCGGCCAAGCCGAACGCGCTCCCCGCCGAGCCCGAGCCCTTCCCGAACGACTGACCCACCCCGCCGGGCGCTCCACCACGGGGCGCCCGGCACCACCCCAGAAGGAGGACGCCTTGAGCAACCTCACCATGACCGACCTGTTCTGCGGCGCCGGTGGCAGCTCGACGGGTGCCGTCTCCGTCCCCGGTGTCTCGGTCCGCCTCGCCGCGAACCACTGGGACCGTGCGATCGAGACGCACAACCAGAACCACCCCGACGTCGACCACCTCCAGGCCGACATCAGCAACACCGACCCCCGGTTCGTGCCCCGCACCGACCTGCTGTGGGCGTCCCCGGAGTGCACGAACCACTCCCGCGCCAAGGGCCGCAAGCTGCCCGCCCAGCCCGACCTGTTCGGCGACGTCCTGCCCGACGCCGCGGCCGACCGGTCACGGGCCACGATGTGGGACGTCGTGCGCTTCACCGAGGCACACGACTACCGCGCGGTCCTCGTGGAGAACGTCGTCGAGGTCGTCGACTGGGCGTCGCCCACCGGGATCCGCGGCGGCCTGTTCCAGGCGTGGCTCGCCGCCATGCAGTCCATGGGCTACCGCCACCGCATCATCAGCCTGAACAGCATGCACGCCCAGGCGAACGGGCTGCCCGCCCCGCAGTCACGTGACCGTGTCTACATCGCGTTCACGAAGGTCGGCGAGCGGGCGCCCGACTTCGAGCGGATGCAGCGCCCCCGGGCGTACTGCCCCGGCTGCGACACCGTCGTGGACGCCATGCAGTGGTGGAAGAAGGGCGACGGCCAGTCCCGGCCAGGCCGCTACCGGTCCCAGTACCTCTACCGGTGCCCGAACGTGAAGTGCCGCAACCAGGTCGTCGAACCCGCGTGGCTCCCGGCCAGCTCCATCATCGACTGGTCCAACCCCGGCACCCGCCTGGGCGACCGCGACAAGCCGCTGGCCGAGAAGACCATGCGGCGGATCCAGGTCGGCATCGAGCGGTACTGGACCCCGGTGCATGTCGAGCACGGTGGCAACCAGTACGACGCCGCCGACCCCAAGCACCCCGGGTTCGGCGACCCCGCCTCCTACTACCGGGCGTGGCCCGCCGACGAGCCGCTGAGGACCATGCACACCCGCGAGTCGAAGGCCCTGGCCTGGCACCCGCTGGCTGTGCCCGTCGAAGGTCGGGAGGGCAAGGTGGCGACGCTGACCGACCGGGCGATGCGGGCGCAGACGACGCGCAACGAGACGGGCCTGGCGTTCCCGCCGTTCCTCACGCAGTTCCGTGAGCGGGTGCGTGACCTCGACCCGACCCGTGGCCCGCTGCCCACGGTCGTCGCGGACGGTGCCAACCATGGCCTCGTCCACCCGCCGTTCATCGCGGAGCTGCGCGGCGGGGGCTCCACCGCGCGCTCGGCGTCGGATCCGATCAGCACCGTCACGGCGTCGGGCAACCACCACGCCCTGATCCACCGGAACAACCGCGGCGGCGCGGAGATGACCACGCCCGACCACGAGCCCGTGCGCACCATCACCACCGCGGGCCACCAGAGCGTGCTCCAGGCCGACCAGCCGACGCTCAACCTCGACGACGTCCGGTTCCGCATGCTCGAGCCCGACGAGATCAAGCAGGCCATGGCGTTCCCCGCCGACTACGCCATGGCGGGCAACCGTCGCGAGCAGGTCAAGCTCGCCGGCAACGCGGTCACCCCGCCCGCTGCGCGCGACCTCGTGGCCGCCGTCGTCCAGGCGATCACCGGAGAAGGGATCGCGGCATGAACGCCCCGCCGCCGAAGGACATGGACGACAAGGACGCCCGGTCCAACGCCGCCATCGCACGAGACATCGCGCAGAAGGCCGAGCTCGCCCGCCGTAGCGTCGCCCGCGCCCACCCCGACGACCCGAAGACCGGCAAGGGCATCTGGGACACGCTCGGGATCGGGAAGAAGAAGTGACGGGCAGCATGGACTACGAGCTCCACTACGCGTGGCCGATCACCGAGGCCGGTCTCGACATGACGCTCGATGCGCTGATCGTCGAAGCCATGGAGCCGGGTGGCGCGCTCGACGAGGCACTGTTCGACCAGCACGTCGACCTCGCGGGCTCGACGCGCTGGCGGATCGACTCCGAGCGGCCGGACGGGCCCGCCCTCGTGCTCGAGGTGGCCGTCCAGCTGTGGAGCACCCTGCGCGACCCGGCGCCGCTCGGGCACCCGATGGTGCAGGCCGATGCCGCATGACGACGCTCCACCTCGTGCACTCGCGCGAGCACGACCTCCCGCCGCTCTGGGACGGCCGCCGCGTCGACTGGTCTGCGTGGGAGACGGTCGGCCACACCTCGCTCGTCTTCCACGCACCCGCCGACGAGTTCGCCTGCACCGGCTGCGGGTGGATCGCGGACAGCGAGCTGCGCGCCGTCGGGCGCGTGCACCCCGAGCCTGGGGCCACGTTCGTCGTGCACCGAGACGTGCCCAGCAAGCGCGTCCCGGGCAGCACGTGGGGCCGCAAGGCCGAGGTGCCTGCCTGGCCCATCGCCCGCCTGAGCGTCCTGCGATGCACCGGCTGCGGGCTCGACGAGGTCACCGACATGGAGACGGGCGAGGTATGGGACCTCGACCCGTCCGACTACACCGACGCCGGCTCGTGGCCGGAGCCGGAGCAAGGGGCGTTGTTCTGATGGGCGCACGCAATGTGTCCGCCGCCTTCGCGATGTGGGCCCACCTCGACCACGCCCCGTTCCGCGTGCTGGTCGGGATGGCGCTCCAGTCGCTCGACCAGCCGTCGGCGGAGGGTCGACCGGCGCGCGTCTACTTCGGCGGCGAGGACGCGCTCGTGGAGCTGCTGGGCCGGTCGCGCTCAGCGGCGTACAAGGCGCTCGGCGCGCTCCGGAAGGCCGGTGCCATCGAGGTGATGGACGTCGGCCGGAAGGGTCACCGGGCTGTGTACAAGCTCGCGCTCGACCCCCTGAACGCCGCTCACAGTGTCGCGGTAACCGAGACGTCAAAGGGTCGCGGTAACCGAGACGGAAAGGGTCGCGGTAACCGAGACCGAAGGGTCGCGGTTAACGAGACCCCTAGGAGTACTGAGGAGGGGACGGACGAATCACGACCAGGAGAAACATCCCCTCCTGCTGTCACCTCACCAGGCCCCGACGGGCCTGTGGATAACTCCGGCGACGAGCAGATCGACACCGAGACCGCCAACCGCCGCCTCGTCCACCGCCACGGCCTCGAGCACGCCATGCGCCTCCTCGACGAGCACGCCGCCACCCACCCCGACTGCGACGCCCCGGCCGCCCACCTGCTCCAGGCCCGCACGCTGACCGTGATTCCAGGAGGCAAGACCGCATGAGCACCACCACCGCGGCCCCCGAGACCCTGCCCGACGTCGACCTCGACGCCGTCGTTCCGTGCCAGTTCCAGGAGACGTGGGACGACTGCACACGCGAGGCGACCCTCCGTGGGCGCAAGGACTGCTGCCCGACGCCGTACCTGGCCTGCCGGTCGTGCGCCGCCATGATGACCGCCCTCCTGACGCAGTGGTGGCAGGAGACCTACGGCACCGCCGCCCCATGCGCATGCGGGGGACGGACGACGGCGATCACCTGGAGCTCGCTGTGACCTTCACCGCCCGCTACCCCGGCCGCTGCGCCTCCTGCCACTGCCAGATCGTCCCCGGCGACGAGGTCGGCTACACGCAGGACGACGAGCTCGTCCACGCCGACTGCTACGAGCCCGACACCGAGCCCGAGCCCGGCCCGCCGCCCACCTGCCCGACCTGCTGGCTCACCCCGCCCTGCGAGCACACGGAGGAACCGTGACCGACTCCCCTGCCGAGCCACCGCCGTGGGTCATGGGCCCACCGCCCGGGTACGACCCGCCCCCGCTCGACCAGCTGCGCGACCCGTCCATCCAGGAGCGCATCAACGCCGAGGGCGCCGCCCTGGTCCGCGACGTCATCGCCACCATCCCCCGACGGTCGACTGAGCCCGCCGACCACTGCCCGACCCACCCCGACCAGCCCGGCGGCAAGACCGGCGCCGGCGACCCGTTCTGCGGCGACTGCCGCAGGGCCCAGCGAGAGGAACACCGATGAGCACCAAGCCCGAGCCGCTCCGCCTCGGAGAAGAGCGCGTCCAGGACGGCGAGGCCACATGCCAGTTCGGCCTGACCGTGCCCGAGTGCGACAAGCCCGCCACGCGGCACTTCATGTGGCTCAACGACAAGAGCACCAGCGCAGCGTGCGACGAGCACGCCGCCCTCATCCACTCGCGCGACACGAGCGAGACGCCGTACGACGAGCACACGCACGGTCCCGACTGCGGGATGCCCGGAGCGCTGTGGCACCACCCATACGAGGACGAGGCCGAGGGCTACTGCTTCTTCCCCGCGGTCGACGACGCGTCGCTGCTCGTCGAGGAGCCCATCGCCGCCGGAGCCACATCGTGAACGCCCCCGTGCCCGACCCGGCCCTGATCGCCTGCCACATCGACGAGTCCGCCGGCATGGACCCGGCGGTGCCCGGGAACGCCACCCGCTGCCCCCGCTGCGAGCACCCGCACGGCACCTGCTGCCACACCGCGCCCCCGATCGTCGTCGGCGACGTGATCGACGAGGCCACGATGAACACGGGCCGCGCGGTCCGCATGGGCGAGCTGCGCTCGAACAGCCGCCTCCGGGACCCCGACGGCGACACGTGGGTCAAGACCCGGCGCCGTGACGGGGCCTGGGAGTGCCTGCGCGGCGGCGACATCGCGCTGCTGCACCAGATCGCCTGGCCGGTCGTCGTCGAGCACGTCGCGGGGCGGAAGTGAGCGCCCCCTACTACGAGGACGACAGCGTCACCCTGCACCATGGCGACTGCCTCGACGTCCTCCGCGAGCTCCCCGACGCGTCCGTCGACGCCGTCGTCACAGACCCGCCGTACGCGCTCGAGTTCATGGGCAAGACCTGGGACGGCTGGTCCACCCCGGCCGCGTTTCAGGAGTGGTGCGGCCTCTGGGCGGCCGAGTGCCTGCGGGTGCTCAAGCCGGGCGGCCACATGCTCGCGTTCGGCGGATCCCGTACCTGGCACCGGCTCGCGTCGGCCGTCGAGGACGCCGGGTTCGAGATCCGCGACAGCATCGCGTGGCTGTACGGGTCCGGGTTCCCGAAGTCGCTCGACGTCTCCAAGGCGATCGACAAGGCGGCCGGGGCTGAACGGGAGGTAATCGGGATCAACGAGGACTATCTGCGCCGGAAGCCGAACGGCATGAAAACGCCGGGTGCTAGCGCCTACAGCTACAGCGTCAATGACCTCCCGACCAATGCGGACATCACTGCGCCCGCCACCGACGCCGCCCATCAATGGCAGGGCTGGGGTACCACACTCAAGCCCGCGTTCGAGCCGATCGTCCTCGGCCGCAAGCCGCTCGACGGCACCGTCGCGGCAAACGTTCTCGCGCACGGCACCGGGGCGCTGAACATCGACGGATGTCGGGTGGGGACCGAGTTAATTACCCAGCACGGGCGGGGGGAAAGCAGTAACGCCAGCATGTCCGGCCGCAACTATGCGGAGCCCGCTGGTAGGTCGTGGGAGGGCCGCTGGCCGGCCAACGTCGTGCTCGACGACACCCAGGCGGCCGAGCTCGACCGGCAGGCGCCCGACGCGGGTGCGCAGCGGCCCGTCCGCGGCGTCGAACCGTCTGCGCCGACTGACTCCATCTACGGCTCGCGCAACCGGGTGCAGGGCCCGTTCCACGGCGACAAGGGCGGCGCGTCGCGGTTCTTCCCCACGTTCCGCTACGAGGCCAAGGCGCCGACGTCCGAGCGGCCCCGCGTCGGGGAGGTGGCGCACCCGACGGTCAAGCCGCTCGACCTGATGCGGTGGCTCGTGCGCCTCGTCACCCCACCGGGCGGCGTCGTGCTGGAACCGTTCGCGGGCTCGGGCACCACCGCGGAGGCGTGCGTGCTCGAGGGGTTCCGGTGCATCGCGATCGAGCGCGAGGCCGACTACCTGCCCCTGATCGTGTCGCGGCTGAGCAAGCCGTTGCAGCTCGGGCTGGAGCTGGGCGCATGACCACCTGCAGCCCCGAGCCCGTCTGGACCGCCGCCCACCTCTGGGCATGCGCCTGCGGGCACGTCTACGACCACTCCGGCCGCCGAACCATCGACGTCCAGCACGCCGAGCACCTCGAGCGCACCGAGCACGACCGGGTGCACATGTTCGGGTCGCATGAGACCACCTGTCACCGGTGCGCCATCCCAGGCCTCGCCACCCCCACGGAAGGACCGACGACGTGAGCACCGACATCACCTGGGCCTCGACCTGGAAGTGCCCCGACTGCGGCACCACCAAGCCCATCGCGCCCGGTGAGAACACGAAGCCCATCAGCGACGCCCACGAGTGCGACAGCACGACGCTCGCCATCCACCAGGCGGGGCTCGCGGGATGGGTCGACGGGTACCGGTTCGCGCTGGAGCACCTGGACGAGCCGATGGTGGTCGCTGACCGGGCCGAGTTCGGGACCGGGTGGGCCGGGATGGTCGGGGCTGGGGCCGTTGTGATCGAGAGCGAGGAGCCGTCATGAGCCGACGCCGTAGCCGAGCGGTCGCCCCGCTGCTCGCCCGCGCGCACGAGGACGCCGCACAGCACCTCGCCGACCACACCCTGCGAGACGACCTCCTCGCCGTCGCCGACCTCTGGCCCGACGTCGCCGCACGCCGCGTCAACGGCTCCGGCGGCGCGCTGACGGGCATGCCGTCCTCCGGGAGCGACGTTCACCGCATGCCGGTCAACCTCGGCGCCGCGGACGTGTGCACCGACATCGACCGCGAGTTCACGCACCTCGTGCTCGTGCTCGCCATGGAGCACCACGTCCACCTCGGCGCCCGCACACCCGCCGGCCGCCTTCGCCAGGCCGCCTACGAGGTGTGGCGCCTCGACCCCCACGAGCGCCTCGACCTGCGCGACACGGCCGCGACCCTCCGGGACCGCTGCGAGGGCGTCCTGGGCACCACCGTGCGATCCGACTGGCTCGGCCCGTGCCCCACACCGGGCTGCGTCGAGGACGTCCGGCTCGCCCAAGGCCGCGGAACCCGCACCTGCCCCGGCTGCGGTGCCGAGCACACCCGCGGCGAGCAGGAGCTGTACATCCGGGAGTGCCTGGAGGGCCGGCTGATGACCCTGTCCGAGCTCACGAGCGCGCTCGTCGTGTCCGGCATGCCCACGCCGTACGACACCATCCGCTCCTGGGCACGCTGGGGCCGGCTTGTCGAGCACACCGAGCTGGACTGGACCATCTGGCCCGGCATCCCGTTCATCCCCCCGCCCGGCAATCCCACCGGGCTGTACCCGTACGTCGGTGGCCTCGACCTCGCGCTCAAGCGCTGGCACCGGGCCGCACGAGTGGAAGGATCGGCAGCATGAGCCCACACGAGTACCTGACGGCGCGGTACGACGAGGAGGAGACCGCGGCGCGGGCGGCCGACATCGTGGAGGGCGACCCGACGTGGACGGTTCACGGCCCGGTCGCCCTGTCCAGCCCGCGTGCGTTCCGTGTCCGTTCGAGCCGGGATATGGTGCCGGTCGCGCTCGTGCAGGACGTCGACGACGAGAGCGGCCCGACCGCGATCCTTGACGCCGAGGCCGCCGCCACGCATATCGCGCTCCACGACCCAGCCCGCGTCCTCGCCGACGTCGCGGCCAAGCGGGCGATCCTGGAGCATCACCGGCCGGCCACGGCGGAGGACACCCACGAGATCGGCGCCCACCCCATCAACGATGGTCGGTGCTCGTCGTGCGTCGCGCTTCACGACGAGCGAGGCTACTGCGAGCAGCTGGAGTACCCGTGCCCGACGATTCTCGCCATGCTGCAGCCGTACGCCGACCGCGACGACTTCGACCCGGACTGGAAGATCTCCAGCCCGCAAGGTGCGCACCCGCATTTGTAGAGCGGGTGCGTAGACGCTCACAAGCCGCCCGGTTGCTGGACTGACGGCCCGAGAGTGTGACGCAGAGCGCACCTGGTGAGCGCGTGGGTGATTGCGCGGCCCACGCTCTACCGGTTAGGTTGTGCTCTGCTGGATTATTTCCCGCGCAAGGCCCGGAGGACGTAACCGTTCCCGGGCCTTTCGCATGCCCGGATGGAGGCGAGGTGGTCCCCCATGGCCGCCGGCCCATACACCCCCGACGAGGACGCGACGCTCCGGCGCCTCATCCCCCAGGGCATCTCCCAGTCGGAGATCGGCAGGCAGATCGGCCGCACCCGCGGCTCCGTCGCCAACCGCGCGGCGAAACTCGGACTCCGGTCCGACCGCACCGACACCGTGCGGGCCACCGAGGCGAAGGTCATCGACGCGAAAGCCCGGCGGGCCAAGCTGGAACTCGCGCTCCTCGAGGACGCCGAGGAGATGCGACGGCGCATGTTCGCGCCGACCACGGTGTACAACTTCGGCGGCAAGGACAACACGTACAACGAGCGCGAGGTCGACGAGCCGCCGCACGCCGACAAGCTCAAGCTCATGCAGGCCGCCGGCATCGCCATCGACCGCTCGCTCAAGATCGCTGAGCACGACTCCGACACCGGCGTCGTCGAGGCCGTCGGCGCGCTCGACCAGATCGCCGACGCAATGGCCGAGGTCGCCAAGACCCTGCCCGACATGGGGCCCGACCAGTGACCGCCACCGCGGCGATCTCCACCGCTCTCGTGGCCGCCATCCTCGCCGGGTTCTCCCCGCGCCAGGTCTGGTCCATCGTGCGGGCCACAGCGCGCGTGAACGTGTGGGTCGGTGCCATCCGGTCGGGCAAGACCATCGCGTCGCTCCTGGCCTGGCTGCTGTTCGTCCGCTCGGCACCCACGACCGGCGCGCTCGTCGTCGTCGGACGGACCAGGGAGAGTGTGGCGCGAAACGTCTTCGTGCCGCTCCAGGACCGCGCCATCTTCGGCAGGTTCGCCCAGTTCGTCAGCTACACGCCCGGCGCACCCACCGGCACCATCCTCGGCCGCACCGTCCACGTGCTCGGCGCCTCCGACGCCCGCGCCGAGATGGTCCTGCGAGGCCTCACCGTCGCCGGCGCGTACGTCGACGAGTCCACGCTGGTCGCCGAGGCGTTCTGGACGCAGCTGCTCGGCCGCATGTCGGTCCCCGGCGCGAAGCTGTTCGCCACCACGAACCCCGACGGCCCCAGCCACTGGTTCAAGCGGCAGGTCATCGACCGCGCCGCCGACCTCGGCTACAAGGTCTTCCGCTTCACGCTCGTCGACAACATCCACCTCGCCGCCGAGTACGTCGCCCAGATCTCCCGCGAGTACGTCGGACTCTGGTACCGCCGCTTCATCCTCGGCGAGTGGGTCCAGGCCGCCGGCGCCGTCTACGAGTCCTGGGACGAGGCGCGGCACATCATGCCGGCCGACGACATCCCGACCATGGACCGCGTGCTGTCGTTCGGTGCCGACTACGGCACCGTGCACGCCACCCGCGGCTACCTCCTCGGCATCGGGCCCGACACCCGCCCGGGGCACGACGGCGAGCACCGCCTGTACGTCCTGGACGAGTGGGCACCCGGCTCCATGACCATCGGCGAGCACTCCGCCGACCTGCAGCGCTGGCTCGCCGCCCGCCCCGCCTGGGCGCCCGAGTGGATCGCCTACGACCATGCGAGCGCGACGTTCGGCCTGCAGCTGTTCCACGACGGCCACAGCCGCGTCATGAAGGCGCACAAGGCCGTCCTGCCCGGCATCCGCACCGTCGCCGCCCTGCTCGCCGTCGACAAGCTCGTCGTGTCCGACCGGTGCAAGAACCTGATCGAACGCCTGCCCGGCTACGTCTGGGACGAGAAGGCCACCAAGCGCGGCGAGACCGCGCCCGTCAAGGCCGACGACGACGAGGCCGACGCACTGCGCTACGCCGTCTACACGCCCCGCCAGTCCTGGCGCGGCCTCATCCCGCTCGCCCCCGCCCTCGACACCGCGCCCGGCGCCGGAGAGGAGTAACCCATGCCCCTCCCCCAGCCGAACCAGGTATGGCCGCCGAAGGCCCTGACCGCGATCCGCCCGAAGCTCGAAGAGTGGGACGCCTGGTACCAGGGCGACCCCGGCACGCTCACCAGGGTCTACACGGGCCGCGACGGCTCGGCGTCACCGAAGGTCCGGCCGTCCCAGAACGCCGGCGGCGTCGTCGGCGCCCTGTCCCGCTTCTGGTGGGGCCGGCCCGTCAAGGACCTGACCCAGCAGCGCCGCGCGCAGATCCACCTGCCGATCGCCGCTGACCTGGCCCGCGTCTCGGCCGACCTGCTGTACTCCGAGCCGCCCCGCCTGACCATCGGCGACGAGGGCGCCAAGCCCGGCCAGGGCAAGGTCAAGAAGTCCACGCCGACGCAGGACCGCCTCCTCGAGTACGTCGACGACGGCTTCCACGAGGTGCTGGCCACCGGCGCCGAGGTCGGTGCCGCACTCGGCGGGCGCTACCACCGCGTCACCTGGGACCAGGACATCCTCCAGCGCCCGTTCCTGACGACCGTGGACGCCGACGCCGCCTGGCCCGAGTTCCGCTGGGGCCGCCTGGTCGGCGTGACCTTCTGGCACGTCGTCGCCGACGACGGAAAGACCGTCCGCCGCCACCTCGAGCGGCACGAGCTCGACGGGCAGGGCATCGGCATCACGCTGCACGGCCTGTACGAGGGCACGACGGACAACCTCGGCCGGCTCATCCCCCTCGACAAAGACGACGCCACGAAGCCCCTGGCCCAGCTGGTGGACGGCGACGGCGCGATCGTCGCTGGGCGCACTCCGGGCCTGGCCGTGGCGTACACCCCCAACCAGACGCCGAGCCGCGTGTGGCGTTCCGACCCCATCGGCAAGAACCTCGGCCGGTCCGACTACGACCAGTGCGAACCGTTCTTCGACGCCGCCGACGAGGCGTACAGCTCGCTGATGCGGGACGTGCGGCTCGCCAAGGCCCGCATCATCGTCCCGTCGTACATGCTCGACAGCAACGGCGTCGGCCGCGGCACCTCGTTCGACGGCGACCGCGAGGTCTACGAGGGTGTGAATGTCCCGCCGTCCGAAGAGGGCAGCCGGGCCGAGATCACGCCGCAGCAGTTCGACATCCGCGTCGAGGAGCACCTGGCCGTCATCGACGACCAGGTCCAGCGCATCATCTCCACCGCCGGCTACTCCGCCCAGACCCTGTCCGACGGGTTCGAGGGCGGCGGCACGATGACCGCGACCGAGGTGCAGGCGCGCGAGCGTCGCTCGTACCTCACCCGGGACCGCAAGATCCGGCACGAGCGGCCCGCGCTGCTCCACCTGGTGCGCAAGATGCTCGACGTGGACACCGCGGTGTTCAGCACGCCCGAGCTCGACGGCACCGAGCTGCGCGCCTCGTTCGCCGACACCGTGCAGGACTCGGCACTCGTGATGGCGCAGACCGTGCAGGCCCTGGAGACCGCGCGGGCCGCATCGACCGAGACCAAGGTCCGGATGATGCACCCCGACTGGGAGCCCGAGATGGTCAAGGCCGAGGTTGCCCTGATCCTCAGCGAGACCGGCGCCCCGCTCGCCGACCCGTTCGCCATCGGGCAGCAGGAGGAGCCCGAGCCGACACCCGAGGGGTAGCCCATGGCCCAGTGGATCCCCGACGACCGTGACGGCCTCGACCGGCTCGTCGCCGAGCTCGTCGAGCTGTTCTCGTCCGCCGAGCGTCGCCTGGTCGCCGCCGTCGCGCTCCAGGTCCGGGCTGGGATCGAGGCGGGCGAAGACAGCCCGCAGCGCATCCTGAACCTCGGCGGCCTGTCCGTCGAGGCGACGCGCATCGCGCGCTGGCTACGGCAGACGTCCCCCGAGGTGCTCGACCGGGTGCTGGCCACGGCCCAGGCCCGGGGCGTCACCGCGGCGATGGCCGAGCTGTCCGCCGTCGTCGGCACCACAGGGACCACAACGGCCGCCGCTGTGGCTCCCTCGACGTCCGTGGTGGCCGCCTCGGCCCTGTCTGGCGCGGGCGCGGCCATCGCGATCCGCGCCGACCTCACCAACAGCCTCGACGACGTCGTGCGCCGCGTCCTTCGGTTCCCCGACGACGTCTACCGCCGCGCAGTGGCCCAGTTCGCCACCGACGTCCCCCTGGGTCTCGGCACGACCCGCACCGCCCAGCAGGGCGCGTGGGGACGGCTGCTCGCCCAGGGCGTCACCGGGTTCGTCGACAAGGCGGGCCGCCGCTGGAACCTCGCCAGCTACGTCGAGATGGCCACCCGCTCGGCCACCCGGCGGGCGTACGACGACACGAAGATCGCGACGATGCAGGACCACGGCATCCCGCTGGTGTCCATCGTCGTCGGCTCCGGGGCGTGCGAGCGCTGCGCCCGCTGGTCCGGGAAGATCCTGCGCACCGACGGCGGCCCGACCGGCCGCGTCCGCTTCCCCCGGGCGAACGGCGACGGCGAGATCACGGTGAACGTGGCCGCGACGCTCGACCAGGCCAAGCGCGCCGGCTGGCGGCACCCGAACTGCCGCTGCTCCACCGTGGCGTACCTACCGGGGCTGTCGGTCATCCAGGACGTCACGCACTACGACCCCGACGCCGAGGCGGCACGGCAGAAGCTGCGCCACCTCGAGCGCGAGACCCGCAAGGCCAAGATCGAGGTCATGGCCGCCGTCGGCGACGCCGAGAAGAAGGCCGCGAACGCCCGCGTGCGCGCCTACCAGGCCAAGATCCGCGACCACGTCGCCGAGACCGGGCTCATCCGCCAGAGGAACCGCGAACAGATCGACCTCGGCAACGTCGCGTAGGTCAGTCCTTCTGGCCGTCCTTCACCTCGGCCTTGATCCACTGCCCCGGTGCGTGGATCGCGATGTTCCGCCAGATGGTGTCGATGCGCTGCTGGACGAGCAGGTGCCCGCTGTCCACCTGGAGACGTTCGCCGTTCTCGTAGGTCGCTTCCTTGCCCGGCGCTGTGCCGACCACTACCGACATGGTCTGCCCCTTTCATCTCCCCGTCCGCCTGGTGCGTGCGGGTGTTGCCGTCGAACGTACGGCGAATCACCGACATCGACCCGCCCAGGAGGCGTCACATGTCCCGTTTCACCCACCTGCCGATCCTGCCCACCCCTGGTCTGACCGACCCCCGCTTCACGCGGCTCCGGTTCATGACCGCGGACGCCGGAGCGGCTGGAACAGCCGGGGCGTCCGACGCCTCGGCAACCGACGCCGCGTCCGCAGTCGACTCGGACGCGACGGGCACCACCGACACCACCGACGCCGGAACTGGCGACGACGCAGGGTCCCAGGCGGACCAGGGCGACGACGCCAACAGCCCGTGGAACGACCCCGCCAAGGCCAAGGCCGAGATCGAGCGCCTGCGCCGTGAGAACGGAGCCGACCGCACCAACGCGAAGCAGACCGCCGCCCAGGAGGCACGGGACGCGCTCGCGCAGGACATCGGCAAGGCCCTCGGCCTCGTCAAGGACGACGCTCCGACCGACCCCGCAGTGCTCGCCACCAAGGCCCAGGAGGCCACGGAGGCAGCGCGTGCCGCACAGGTCGAGCTCGCCGTGTTCAAGGCCGCGCAGACCGCCGGGGCAAACCCGGTCGCCCTGCTGGACCGCAACAGCTTCACCAAGGCCATCGCCGGGCTGGACCCGACGGCGGCCGACTTCGACACCAAGGTCGCCGCAGCCATCACGGCCGCCACGACCGCAGACCCCACGCTCCGAGCCCAGGCGGCCGGGGCAAGCAGCGTCGACCACGCCGGCGGGTCCGGCGAGAAGACGGTCCGCACCCCCAAGTCGCTCACCGACGCCGTCGCATCCCGCTACGGCACGGCATAACCCCCACCAGGAGCACTCATGCCCGTCACCCTTGCCCAGGCGCAGCAGAACGCTGCCGACGACGTCGACGTCTCCGTCATCGACGAGTTCCGCACCAACGAGATCATGGATCTCCTGACGTTCGACGACGTGGTCAACCCCGTCGGCGGCGGCGGGACGCTGACCTACGGCTACCGGCGTCTCGCGTCGCTCGGCACCGCCGGGTTCCGCGCGATCAACGCCGAGTACCCCCCGTCCGAGGTCACCACGACCAAGCACGCCGTGGACCTCAAGCCCCTCGGCGGTGCGTTCCAGATCGACCGCGTGCTGGGCCGCGTCGGCCCTGCCGCGTCCGGCGAGGTCTCGCTGCAGATGTCGAACAAGATCCGCGCCACGCAGGCCGAGTTCGGCTACGCCGTGATCCACGGCGACAGCGCGGCCGACGAGGACAGCTTCGACGGCCTGTCGAAGGCCCTGGCGGGCTCCGACACCGAGGTCACCACGACCATCGACTGGTCGGCCACGATGGACGAGGCCAACTCGTTCGCCGTGCTCGACGCCCTCGACGAGCTGCTCGCGCTGCTCGACGGCACCCCCGGCGGCATCCTCACCAACAAGACGGCCATCGCCAAGATCCGCTCGGCGGCCCGCCGCACCTCGATGTACACGCGCGAGCCCGGCCCGCGCGAGACGTACACCGAGTCCTACGGTGGGGCCCGGCTCATCGACGCCGGCAAGCGCGCCGGCACCAACGCGGACGTCATCCCGATCCGCACCGGCGGCCTCGTCGAGATGTACGCGGTGCGGTTCGACCTGGACGGCTTCCACGGCGTGTCCATGGCCGGCGCCCCGCTGGTGCAGACATGGCTGCCCGACTTCTCCGAGGCCGGCGCCGTCAAGACCGGTGAGGTCGAGATGGGCCCGGTCGCCGTCGCGCTCAAGAAGACCAAGGCCGCGGCTGTGGCACGGTCGGTGAAGGTCCGCGCGGCGTAATCGCAGTACACGGCCGCATTCCTATAGAATTCGGGTATGCAGCGACTGTGCTCGATTGAAGGCTGTGACCGTCCCCACCTCGCCCGCGGTTGGTGCGCCACGCACTACCAGCGCTGGCGCACCACGGGCGAGGTGGGGGCAGGGCCCCTGCGTGTCATCCGATACGTCGAAGGGGCGAGGGAGAAGCCGTGCTCGAAGTGCGGCGTGACCAAGCCCCTGGACGACTTCTGGACCGAGCCGCGCAAACGAGACGGACGGCACTCCGCTTGCAAGGAGTGCATGCACGTCCAGCAGCGCGACCGCACCCTGCGACGCAAGTACGGGATCGGCTCCGCCGAGTACGACGCTCTCGTCGAGGCCCAGCAAGGCCGATGCGGCGTATGCGGGGAGCCGGACGCCCGACGCCCTCTCGTCGTCGACCACTGCCACCGCTCAGGCCAGGTCCGGGCGCTGCTCTGCGACCGATGCAACCGGCTGCTCGGCGTGGCAGACGACGACATCGCGCTCCTTGAGCACGCGATTCAGTTCCTACACAAACACCGGGGGCCAACCGCTCCCAAGTGAGGATCACTCTCATGTCCACGAAGATCACCAGCCCCGTCAAGGGCTACAGCGAGCGAACCGTGTTCGGCCCGACGGCGCTCCAGTTCAACGACGGCGTCGCCGAGAGCGACGAGCCGCTGTCCGAGGGCCTCAAGGCGTACCTCGAGGGCCGCGGCTACACGGTGGAGACGACGGTCGAGCACGATGGACCGTTCAACCCCGCCAAGCACTCCGTCGCCGACGTCCGGGCCTACCTGGACGGCCTCGACAGCAGCGACCCGGACGCGCACGACGCCGAGGTTCGCCGCATCTTCGAGGCGGAGACGGCTGGCAAGAACCGGTCGACGCTCCTCGAGTCCATCGCCGGCACCCCGGCCGACCCGCCCGCCGGCACCCCGCCCACGGGCGACCAGGGCGATGGCAACCAGGGCGACAGCGGCCAGCAGAAGGGCGGTGACGACCAGTGACGCTCGACCCTCGCACCGTGACCGACGAGCAGGTCGGCACCAAGCTGCGTGACGCCGCGGTCGACCCCCGGGCCGACGACTTCCTGCCGCCCACGAACGCGGGCGAGCCGGGCGAGCTCGGCAACCCGCACGGCCCGACCGTGATCTCCCCCGAGATCCACGGCTCGCAGGGCATGCACCCGATCACCCCGGGCGACGTGTCCGGCACGGCCGCTACGCAGGAGGCGGCGGAGACGTCGCACATGATGGCGTTCCAGGGCGAGATCGCGTCCCTGGCCGTCACCCCGGCCGCGGCCTCGGTCGTGGCCGGCGCCACCGAGCAGCTGACGGCCACCGCCACGCTGCTCGACACCACGACCACCCAGGTCGTCACCGGCGACACGGAGTGGACGACGTCGGACGCCGCGGTCGCGACCGTGGACGCGGCAGGCCTCGTGACCGCCGTGGCCGCTGGCTCGGCGACCATCACCGGCGCCTACCGCGGCGAGACCGACACCGCAGCCATCACCGTCACGGCTGCCTGAGACCGCGCGGGCGGACTTCCCTCCGCCCGCGCCCAGCTTGGTGGGCGGGCGTCAACGCGCGCCGGCAAACCCACGTGAAACTCGCGCGAAGGTGTGGGCAGGGGCTTTCTCTAGCCGGTCTTTCGGGCCCTGCGACGACCCCTCCTGCGCCCGCCCACCAATACCCCGGAGGTGCCCATGGTCCTCGTCTACGCCGCCGAGGCCGACCTGGCCGAGGCCCCCTGGTCGATCAGTCCCGCGCCGGCCAACGCCGGGAAGCTGCTGCTCCACGCCTCGCTGCTCGTGGCCAAGGAGACCCGTAGCGCCCTGTACGCCACGGACACCGAGGGGTACCCGAGCAACACGGTGGTCCGTGCCGCATTCCGCGACGCGACGTGCGCCCAGGTCGACGCCTGGGTCGCCGCCGGGATCGACCCGACCGCCGCCGGCGCCGGACAGTCCGGTGTCGTCGCGGCCAAGAAGTACGGGCCGCGCGACGTGCAGTACGCGACGTACGAGCGCGACGCCAAGCAGCGCGGCTACCTCACCACCCACCTCGCCGACACGGCCGTGCAGATCCTGGCCGCCCTCGGCCTGTGCAAGTCCGTGGCGGCGCAGGGATGAGCATCTTCGCCGAGTGGGAGAACCAGGCGGTCACGATCCGCGCCCTGACGGGCTCGGGCGGCATGGGCAACGTCTACGCCCCGGCCGTCGAGGTGGGGGCCCTGGTGGACGAGTCCTCGCGACTCGTGCGCGGGCCCGACGGCGCCGAGGTCGTGTCCACCGCGACCGTCTACTGCCCGGTCGGCACCGTCGCGCCGCCCGGCTCGCTCGTGCAACTGCCCGGCGAGGACGTCGAGCGGCAGGTCATCACCAGGAGCCAGCCGAAGACCGGCGACCCCGACCTGGACGGCGTGGATCTCGCACTCGAGTAGGAGGCCGCCATGGTCATGTCTGCTGCCGAGATGAAGAGGCTCGCCCGCGAGGCCATGGCCGAGGGCCTGACCCTGCAGGCCGAGCGGCACCGCGCCGTCGCGACACCCAAGACGCCGAAGGAGTACGGCGACCTGCGCAGCGCGCACACCGTCGACCCGGCCACCCCGGACGACCTGCTGGCGACGGTCACCAACGACCTGCCGTACGCCGCCAAGCAACACGAGGACCTGACGCTGCGGCACGACGACGGGCAGGCCAAGTTCTTCGAGCTGGCGTCCGCGGAGATCGAGGGCGAGGCCCAGGAGATCATGGCGGCCGCCATCCGCCGCCGGCTGGGCTAGTCCTCGCGGCGCTGCGCCGGCTGCCGCAGGTACTTTACGGCCGCGGCGACGAACACCGCCAGCACGCCCAGGAACAGCAGGAACACGGGCGTGGTCCACCCGACGGCGAGCAGCACGTCCTCGGACACGATCATCGCCGCCACGAGCAGCACCCAGGCGGCGACAGGGCCCCAGATGGCCCACCTCTTCCAGTTCTTCATGTCCGCATGGTCGCGCGCCCGCACGCACGGCGCCAGGAATTCGGGGGGTGATCCGTGAAGGACTCCGAGCTGATCGTGGCGCTGGCGCAGATTCTCGACGCAGCCGACGTCGGCGTGTGGAACCCCGCCGGGACTGTCGGCGCCAACGACGTGGCCATCTTCTACGGCCAGCTGGGCACCACCCCGAACCAGGCCGTGGGCATCACCCGCTACGGCGGCACCGGCGCCCTGACGAACGACAGCCACCGCGGCGCCCGCCTGGTCCAGGTCCGGGTGCGCGGCAAGCCGGACGACACCAAGTCGGCCGACGACCTCGCCGACGCGGTGGACGCCGTGCTGGCCCGCATGCCCCGCACGCAGGGGCTCTCGTCCGAGTGGGCATCCGGCCCGCTTCCTCTCGGCGCAGATGGCAACCGCCGCACCGAGCTGACCCTGAACTATCTCGTCACCCCGGAGGGCTGACCCATGTACGACTCCACACTCCCCGACACCGCCGAGTACGCCCGCCGGTACGAGCACCTGATCGACATCTGGGGCGCGAACCTGACGACACCGGCGTTCATCACGATCCGCCGCGCCGACCAGGTGGTGAAGACCTTCACGCCGGTCCTGGACAACGCCCAGACGAACGACGACCTCGGCTCGACGAACCAGGACGTCTCGGCGTGGAACTGGACCCTGGCGTTCCGGGTCATCCCCGCGCGCGTCAAGGCCACCCAGGAGCTGGTGGACGAGTACGAGATCCTCGACGCCGCCGTCGGCGACGCTGTCGGCACGGACGCCGTCGTGCGGGTGCGGTTCTACCACGCTCCGAAGGAGGGCACGGTGGGCGACCCCCGGGGCGCCTGGGAGGGTCTGGCCACCGTGGCCATCGCCCCCGTCGACGACGGCCAGACGGAGCGCTGGGCCGTCACCCTGACCGGCAAGGGCCCAGCCACGCGCCTGGCCGGCAACCCGTTCGTCGGCCGGGTTCCCGCCTGATGGAGCTCTCCGGCCTGACCGAGTTTCTCGGTGCCGTCGAGGCCAAGGACTCGATCACGCTGCCGTGGCGCGGGGAGAAGTACGTCATCCCCGCGCCTGGGCCCGCGCGGCGTCTGCGGTGCGCGGGCCTCCTGGCCGCGCTCGGCAGGCCCGACGGTGCCGAGCGGGAGGCAGCTGTCGCGGATGCGATCGGCGACGAGGCGCAGGACGTCCTGATATTCGGCGAGGACGTCGCGGCCCGCATGGAGGCCGACGACGTGCCGATCCCCGTGCGCTCCCACCTGGCCACCGTCGCGCTGGTGGCGTGGGTGCAGGGCGAGGCGGCGGCACAGCGGTACATCGACGCCGCGGCAGCCGGTGAGAAGGGCCCAAAAGCGAAGGCGCCCTCGAAAGCGCCGAGGACTGGGACGAGGTCGGACGCGGCAAGTACGACGAAGAGACCGGCCTCTACGAGTGGTACGAGGCCCCGCCGGAGCGCGTCGCCCAAGCCGGCGGCAAAGGCCCCGGACGCGCCGTCGACTGGTGGGACATCCTCACCCGCTGGCCCCTCGTCGTAGCCGACCTCGCGGCGATCTACCGACTGATGCCCGCGCAGATTTTCGACCAGCCATGGCCGTCGCTGCGCGGACTGATCTTCCGCCTCCTCGCCGAGCCGGACTCACGCCTGCGCAAGGCCCTCGGGGGGTGACCGCATGTCGCTAGTCGTCTCCGTCCTGGAGTCGCAGTTCACCGGTGACCCGAAGGGCTTCGACCAGGTCGCCGACCACGTCGAGACCCGCAGCAAGCAGCTGGAGAACGCCAAGCCGAAGGTCCAGGTCGACGGCGACGTCCAGGACGTGCTGGCCAAGATGGGCCAGGTCGACGACGAGGGCAACAAGCTCGCGACGCGCGACTATGACCCGAAGATCGACGCCGACATCACCAAGGCCGAGGGCAAGGTCGGCGACATCTCGCGCGAGCTCGAGGTGCTCGAGCGCCTGGAGACCTCGCCCGAGGTCGACGCCGACATCGCCAAGGCGGAGGCCAAGCTCGGCACCGCGCAGCAGCGCCTGCGCGCGCTGGAGGGTCTGCGCGCCGAGATGGTGGTGGACGCCGACACGGCGCCCGCCGAGCAGGCGCTGGACGACGTGGCCAACAAGGCCGCCGACGCCGGCGCCGACGGCGGTGGCCGGTCGGGCAAGAACATGGCCGATGGGATCGTGGCCGCGCTGGTCAGCATCCCGATCGCGGGTGCCCTGGTCGCCATCGCGAAGGCCGCCGGGGACGCCGTCGTGCAGGGCTTTCAGGAGGGCCTGGCCGTCGAGGTGCGGGCGGACCGGCTCGCCGCCACGACCGGCCTGGACGAGGCCACTGTCGGGCGCCTGGGGCAAGCGGCGGGTGAGGCGTACGCCCAAAATTGGGGCGAGTCCATCGAGGCCAACATGGACACGGCACGCGCCGCGATCCAGTCCGGCCTCCTGGACCCGCAGGCGACCGAGCGAGACGCGCAGGCGATCATCGAGTCCCTGTCTGGCGTGTCCGACATCCTGGGCGAGGAAATCCCGCGCGTCACCCGGTCGGCGCAGCAGCTCCTGCGCACGGGCCTCGCGAAGGACGCCGAGCAGGCATTCGACATCATCGTCAAGGGCCAGCAGGCCGGTCTGAACGTGTCCGAGGACTGGCTCGACACGCTCGACGAGTACTCCATCCAGTGGCAGAAGCTCGGCCTCGAGGGCGGTGACGTGCTCGGCCTCCTGTCGCAGGGCGTGCAGGCCGGCGCCCGCGACACCGACATCGCAGCGGACGCCTTCAAGGAGTTTGCGATCCGCGCGGTCGACGGGTCGGACCTCACGAAGGAGGGCTTCGACGCGATCGGCCTGTCCGCCGCGGACATGTCCAGCGCGATCGGCAAGGGCGGGAAGACTGCCCGCGACGCACTGGACCTGACGCTCGATGGGCTACGTGCCATCGAGGACCCGGTCAAGCGGGACGCCGCGGCGGTGGCTCTGTTCGGCACCCAGGCCGAGGACCTGGGCGCCGCACTGTTCGCGATGGACCTGGACACTGCCGCCAAGGGGTTCGAGGACCTGGACGGAGCGGCAGCCAACGCCCTGAGCACCCTCGGTGGCAACACGGCGGGCACGATCGCCATGGCCCAACGCAATATCGAGGTCGCCGCCGACGGCATCAAGGGCGCCCTGGCGAATGCGTTCGCGCCACAGATCGAGGGGTTCGCGACCTTCGTGTCGGAGAACCGCGAAGCCGTCGTCACGTTCCTGTTCGACGCAGCCAACGGGGCGATCGACTTCGGTCGCGCGATCGTCGAGGGGACGGCCGCAGGCACGGAGGCGCTCGGCGACTTCGGCGGGTCGCTCGTCCCCCTGATCGACGGGCTGGCCGACATGGCCGTCGCCGTCGACAAGGCGCTGCCCGGCGACCAGGAATCCAAGGCTTTCCGGGAATGGGCGGACGGCGCCGTCGAGAACCTCTGGAAGTTCGACAAGGGCACCGAGGTGTCGGCAGAGGCGATCCGCAAGAACCTCATCGAGAACGGGCTCGACCCTGCCCAGGACAAGCTGAACGACCTGGGCTCGGGCCTGATCGATAACGCCGCTCTGTCGGACGCCACGAACCGGCTGGCCGGCGAGATCTCCGGCGTCGGGTACGCGGCCGACGGCTCGCAGCTGCAGGTCAAGCTGCTCAACGGCCAGTTCGACACGACCACCAGGGCGGGCAAGCGCCTGGATGGCCAGGTCCGGGCGGTGCGCGACGGCCTCTACGAGCAGGTGTCCGCGGCGGCCGCAGCCGGCGAGGGCCAGAAGGAGCTGCGCGGGCGCGTGGCGTCCGCCCGGGCGGCGTTCGTGGACCAGATGACGGCCATGGGTCTGACCGGCGCCGAGGCGAACCGCCTGGCCGACAAGTACGGGCTCATCCCGGAGAAGGTCCTGACCGAGGCCAACCTCCAGGACAACGCCTCCGCCAAGGCGCGGGGGATCAAGGGTGAGATCGACGCCATCCCGTCGCAGAAGACCGTCACGATCACCTCGATCCTCGAGGTCATCGGGGAGGGGCCGTCGCAGTACGTGACGAAGCGCGCGTCGGGCGGCCCTGTCGGTCCTGAGTACGGCACGGTCCTCGTCGGCGAGGAGGGGCCGGAGCTGGTCCGGTTCGCGCAGGCCGGGACGGTCGTGCCGGCCGCGCAGACGGCGGCGCTCATGTCGTCGGGCGGGAACGCCACGCCGTCGTCGAGGACCTACAACGCGAACGTCTACAACTACGGCGGCGACGCCGCGGTCCGGTCGGTCACGCGCGCCCAGCGCCGCGCCGAGCTGCTCGAGCTGTGGAACTAGGAGGTCTCGCGTGAACCCCTACGTTCTGGCTTCGGTTCGGCCGCCGGTCGTCACCCCGGTGCGTACGCCTGACGTGATCATGTGGCTGGAGTCGCTGGACGGGTCGCAACGTGTCGACCTGTCCAGCGGCCCGGTCCGCTGGCGAGCGGATGCCACAGGCCTCGGCGTGCCACCGGTGGAGGTGCTCACCGGCACCTCGCCCGGCATGGCCGGCGCCACCGTCGAGGACGTCTACACCACGGAGCGCGACGTGCTCCTGCCCGTGACCGTCGGCGGCCGCAACTGGGTCGAGACCTGGGGCGCGATCGAGCGGCTGCGCGAGATCACCGACCCCACCAACGGTGTCGGCCCTGACGGGAACTTCCGCCTGGTGGCCGCTTCCCCGAACGGCACGCGACACCTGGACCTGACCTATCGCGGCGGGCTCGAGGATGACGGGCAGCCATCGCAGGTGCGGCAGAACCGGGTCCTGGACCTGGTGGCCGTGATGCCGTTCGCCCAGGAGCCCACCGAGGAGGACGCCGAGTTCCGGCTGATCTCCACACCGCGCCCGTTCCTGTCGGCGAGCACGGGCACGAGCCGCCCCTGGGGCACGCTCGCGATCACCGCGTCCGGGCGCCTCAACGGTGCCACGCCCGTCGACCTCCTGTCCGCGGTCCCCCTGTTCCCCACGCTGGAGATCGTCGGACCTGGCACCTCGGTGCTGCTGGTCGGGTCCAACGGCCTGCGCATCGAGGTGCCTCTCGGCCTGGCTTCGGACGAGACCATGCGCATCGTCACCGACCCGCGCCGGCCGAGCATCCGCGTGAACGGGGTACTCGCTGCCGGCCGCGTGGCCCTCGGTTCCCGCTACGAACCGTTCGGCAAAGGCACGACCACGATCACGGCGACGATCCCCGGTGCCACCGCGGCGACTCGGCTGCGCATGACGTGGCGCGGACTGCACAGGGGGCTCTGGTGACCTGGCGCATCACGCCCCGCGACGCCGACCTCGGCCGCACGCACGCTCAGCTCGCGGGCTGGACCGAGCTCGAGCTCGTCGAGCGGTACAACCAGCCGTGCACCTGGGTGCTGGAGGGCCCCTCGTCCGTGCTCCGCGTGTTCACCGCGGGTACCGGCTGCATCCTGCACGACGGCGACTACCAGGTCGCCTCCGGGCAGGCCCGCCTCTTCGACCGCCGCACCGAGTACGCCGGCAACCGGCTCCAGGACACGATGACGGTCGGGTTCGTCGAGGACACGCGCGACCTGTGGACGCGGCTGTGCTACCCGGACCCGGCCCACCCCCTGACCTCGACGCCGAGCACGTTCGCCACCGCGTACGACACGCGCACGGACTCCCGCGAGGACCTGATCCTGGGCTACACCGCGGACAACCTCGGCCCGGACGCCCTCGTGGCCTCCCGGCGCCTCGCACAGCTCGTCCTGCCGGTGTCCCTGGGGCGCGGCGGGACGACGACGCGCAAGGCCCGCATGGAGAAGCTGGGCGACCTCGTGGCCGGTCTGGGCGAGGGCTGGGGCCGGGTGCGCATCGTGCACGACGAGGCGACCGGCACGCCGCGGCTCCTGATGAAGATCGACACTGTCCAGGACCTGTCAGCCGACGTCGTCTTCGGGTCCCCCGGGGTCGCCCGCGCGGCCGGCTACTTCAAGAGATGGGGCTACACGCTCGCGGACCCCGAGATGACCGACGCGATCGGCTTCGACGCGAACGAGAAGGTCGCGCGCCAGGCCACGCGCGTGAGCTCGGCCGCCGCGATCTCGCTGTGGAAGCGCCGCACCGAGGTGCTGGTCGACCAGAGCGAGACCGACGACACCGCCCAGATCCTCGACGCCCTCAACGAGAAGCTCGCCGAGGGCGCGACTCCGACGTCGGTGGAGTTCACCGTCTCGGCCGGCGGGGACCTGCGCTACCGCCGCGACTACAACGTCGGCTCCCGCGTCGGCGTCGAGATCCCCGACCTGCCCCACGAGGTCTCGGACAACACGATCCGCGAGGTCATCACGAAGGTGCGCCGCGGCGAGTCGGGCAAGCCGTCGCTGGTCATCGGCACACCAGGCGCGGAGCGGCGCTCGAACAAGGGCGCCGCGCGCCTGAACAAGGCGCTTCTGCGCATCGCGAAGATGGAAAGGAGCCGCTGATGGCCGAGGTACAGGTGTCCGGTCCGAAGATCGACCTGGACTACACGTCCGACGAGTTCCAGATCGGGCACGCGGACGACGCGGGGATCGTCAACGACTACGACGGGTCCGCGTTCCGGCTCGTGCTGCCCTCTTCGGGCACCGAGGCGCTGATCGGGTCCACGACCCAGGACTCGGTCGCCATGGTCGGCGGTTACCCGATCTTCATCGGCGAGGACACGTTCCAGAGCGTCGACATCCCGGTCTCGTCGAACTCCGCCGTCGGGCGCACCGACCTGATCGTGTGCCGGTACAGCGCCGCGTGGCTCGTGGGTGAGCCGGGCCCGGTGCGGATCCACCGGATCGGCGGCGTCGAGGGGTCGGGGAAGGCTCCGTCCCTGGTCAACGACGCCTATGGCGGCACGAAGGATCTCGTGCTGTTCGAGATCAACCGGAAGCAGGGCCAGCAGCCCACGCTCGTCGCGGACCGTCGCATCCGGGTCGGTCGCCACCTCTACGTCCGCGCCGCCGGCACCCTGCCGAACGCGCCACTGGGCTACACCGCCACGAAGGACGGTGTGGAGTGGTCCCGCGAGATCGGCAGCGACTCCTCGCCCACCTGGGTGGAGAAGTCTCGGCCGCCGACCGTGCTCACGAGCACCGACGCCACGCAGGAAGCGGGCGACAACTGGCAGCGCCAGTCCGGGTGTCGGATGGAACGCGACGGAAGCGACCGGGACTTCATCGGGATCGCCCGCCGCGCCAACAGCGACTTCACCTCCGGATCCAACGGCGCGCTTGGCGGCCTGCGGATCATGCGCCTGCACCCTGCGGACCGACCGAGCCGGGTCGTGCCCGCCGCTGCCACGATCCGTAGCCGCTTCGGTCAGCCGTACCACGCCGGCGTCGAGATCGACCCGGATGGCTGGGTCTACCTCTGGTCCACCGCGCCGACGGTACACATCGGCCCGGTGACCGGGACCCCGGGCCCGGACGACACCTTCCGCGTCCACGCCCACTACACCGTCTAAGGGGGACCTGATGCTGCCATACCGCATTGACCAGGCCCAGGTCAAAGACATCGCCACCGGCAATCTCCGGCCCGAGCTCGTCGGGCATGAACTCCAGATCGTCGTCCGCGACACCACGACGCCGTTCCCGATCTACGACGAGACCGAAGCCGTGATTCCGGACTCGATCGTGATCGTGACCCCGAACATCGCCACGCCCACCGTGTGGATCGACACCGATACGCCGGCCGACCTGTACCTCGACTGGTACGACATCAGCTCGGGCACCAGGGGCCCGGTCAACTTCGAGGCCGTCCTGCGGGACAGTGCGCAGAATGCCGCCACCTCTGCCGAGGCCTCCGCCACCAGCGCATCCACATCCGCCGCAGCATCCACGGCCGCAGCGTCCGACGTCGGCGCGCTGCGTCAGTGGGTCGACCTGGGCATCACGACGCGGAACTGCGTGCCGGACCCGCGCGCGACGACTGGCGCGTTCTGGATGAGGGCTACTGGCGGCGCGGCCACGGAGACGATGGTCACGGGCGCGACGGATGGCCCGGTCCTGCCGGACGGGACGCGGGTCACGACGTACGCGCGCTACGTGATCGAGTCGGTCAGTACCGGAAACGTGACGTTCGGTACCGCGAACTTCACGGTCCCTCTGGTCCTCTCCGGCAAGTCCGTCGCCCTCGCGATCTACGTCCGCTCCTCAGCGGCCGTCCCTAGCATCAGCGTCCGCAAGGATTCGTACCTCGACGGCGTGGCTGCCGGTGGTGCGCAAGGCGCTCTGTCGTCCTCGCTCGCGGCGAACGCCTGGGAGCGGAGGTCTGGGGTCGTCACGAACCACGCAGACTTCAACGAGATCCGCGTCGCCGCGCAGTTCCCGGCAGGCAGCCAGTCGGTCGGACAGGTCATCGACGTGACGTGCGCTCTGGTCTCCATCGACCAGGCCGCGGTCCCCGACCACTTCGACGGCGACTCGCCCAGCACCACCTACGTGGGCAACCGCTGGGTGGGCACCCCGAACGCGTCTGTCTCCGAGCACATCGAGATGAAGTTCGTCCGCTCGGTGAACGGGGAGGGGCCCGACGCCAGCGGCAACGTCGTCATCCCCACCAGTGGCACGGGCGTCTCCAAGCACGGCGACCTCTCCGGCCTCGGCAACGATGACCACCCGCAGTACCTCACCCAGGCGCGCGGCGATATGCGGTACTACCAGCGTGCGGCCGTGGACACGGCCATCGCGACGTCGGCGGCCTCGACCCTGCAGAAGGCCCGCGACCGGGCTGGGCACTACGGTGCTCAGCCGATCTCGTCCATCACCGGGCTCCAGGCCGAGCTGGACGAACTCGCGAACGGCGGGGGCGGCGGCAACATTCTGCTGCTGAACGAGACGGACCCCGTGCCCGTCTCCACCCCCGCGTGGACGCTCGTCGCCCGGTCGGCTGGCACCCCGCCGCCTGAGCCGGTCACCGCCGCCCAGGTGGTCACGAGCACGATGACATCGGCACGCGGCGAGGGCGGCACCGCGGCCCTTGCCGTGCCCGCCGGGACTGTGGTCGGAGACCTGCTGGTGGCGGTCGTCACCACGTCCATCACGGGCGGCGCGATCACACCGCCGGCGGGCTGGGTGACGCTCCAGCGCCTGTCCACGTTCGGGGACTACCGGGCCACGGGCATCTACGGGTTCCCGGTCACCGGCACCGTCCCGACCGAGGCGCAGCTGTTCCCGATCACGAACGGCCGGTACGTCAGCGCGATGTTCCGGGTGACCAGCGCGGACCTGGCGACTCCCGTGCTCGTGAACGGCACGGACTGCACCCGCAACGGGTCGGACATGATCGTCCCCGCCCTGCCCGGGTCGGCCGGCGCCCTGGTGCTGTCGGTCACGAACCTGAACGGGCCGACGCCGAACGCGCTCATCCCGGTCAACGTGGGCACCCTGACCAAGATCTTCGAGCAGGGCAACGTGGACGGCACCGACGCAACACGCACGACGCTGACCCTGGCCATGGTCACGACGACCACGGACCTCGCGCAGCACCTCGTGACCGCCGCGTCCTCGGTCGCGTCCGGCGCGTCGCAGGTGGTCGCAATCAGGACGGCGACATGAGCCTGACGATCTGGGACGGAACCAACGAGCTGCCCACGACCACGGCCGTGTGGAACGGGGCGGAGGAGCTGCCCACGACCGCGACGGCTGTGGTCCCGGGCGGGGCGCGGTCGGTAGCGGACCTCCTGACCATCCCGGGGTTCATGCTCGCTCAGCGGGCGGGGTACAAGGACTGGGCGGAGATGACCCTGCGCGGTGCGACCGAGTGCGCGCTCCGCAACGTGCCCGCGCTGGAGTTCTCGTTCCGGCGCACGCTCGACGGCGTGTGGTTCGGCATGCACGACGAGACGATGCTGCGCACCTCGGGCGTCGACATCAACCCGAACACCCTCACGTGGGAGCAGGTCAAGGCCTACCCGAACAAGGCACCGGCGGGCGGCGACGCCGGCTTCGGGGACCAGCCGTACTTCCGGCTCGAGGAGCTCCTGCCGCCATACGCCGAGTCGCACGTCATCTTCACGGACCCGAAGTGGGGCGTCGGCAACCCCGCGATCCTGAACGAGTTCTTCGACCTGGTCCTCCAGTACGTCCCTCGTGAGCGTCTGGTCGCGAAGTGGGCCGTGACGGGCTCCATGGTGGCGAACGCGGCCACCCTCCGGGGCATCGCCTCGTGGGGAACCCTCCACGGCGACGACGTGACGAACGGGAGCCTGGCCAACCACGGCTCGGCGTGGTCGATGCTCGGCCTCTCGTACGCCGCCAGCCAGGCGGACTGGGACACCGTGCTCGCGTACGGCAAGCCCGTCCTGGGCCGCGAGGTCGCCACCGCAGAGCAGCGCACCACCGCGCTGTCGAAGGGCGCCGTGGGCATCTCCTGCTCCGGCGTGCGCGCCATCCAAGGCTCACCGGTCATCTGACCCTCACCACCACAGGGAGCCACGTGGACATCCTGAGCCTGGTGCCCGCGGGCAGCACCGGCATCACACTGCTCGCCGTCATCGTCTACTTCATGCGGCAGAACCATCTCGACCGCAAGCAGTACCGCGACGACGTCGCCGCGATCGAGGCCCGGCACATGACGGAGCTGGCGGCGATGGAGACCCGGCACACGACCGAGATGCAGACGGTCAGCGCCAAGCTGACGAGGCTCGAAGAGTCGAACGCGAGGGTCCTGGGTGAGCTCGAGGCGGAGCGCAAGCTGCGGTGGGCAGCCGAGGAGGACCGTGAGAAGTTCCGGCGGCAGGCACAGGAGGCTCGCAGTGAGTGAGACCCAGCGCGTGAACGAAGTCCTGCGGGTCAAGTCCCGCCGATTCTGGGCCACCGTCGCGATTGTCGCGCTCCTGGCCGCGTCCCTGGTGGTCAACCTCGGCCTGTGGTGGGGAGCGCAGCAGCGCGCCGACATCGCAGAGCAGTCGGCCGTGTCCCTGGCGCAGCAGGTCCAGGAGCGGTGCGAGTCCGGCGGTTCGCTCGACGTCGGGGACCACGACCTCTGCAAGGAGGCTGACGAGGTTGTCGAAGAGGGCGCGCCGCAGGTCGGCCCCGCTGGGGCTCAGGGCCCGCCCGGAGTCCCAGGTGAGCGCGGCCCGGCCGGCGTACGGGGCCCGCAGGGGCGCACGGGACCGCCAGGCGAGACCGGCCCGCGCGGACCTGACGGCGAGCCGGGTCCACGCGGACCCGAGGGCATCGCCGGTCCGGCGGGTGAACCTGGCATGGATGGCGCCACCGGGCCCGGTGGTCCGCCTGGCCCGCCTGGCGCACAGGGGCCTGCAGGTCCGCCGGGACCCACCGGTCCTCCTGGTGCCGACTCCACCACCCCCGGCCCTCGGGGCGCGCGCGGGCCTCAGGGCACCGCGCGGCCCGGCACCTACACCTGCCCCGACGGCGAGTACGTCGGCGGCTTCACCGTGGCGGACGACGGCGCCGTGACCCTGGCATGCCGGAGCCTGACGCCCCCGCCCGTGATCGATCCGCCGACCCCCGAGCCCCCGACGCCTGGAGACTGACATGGCGACCTACGCCGGCAAGACCTACACGAACGGCAACGTCCCGGCCTCGATCCTGGCCCCGCTCGACGGCGACAACTACGGCAACGCCGTGCTCCGCCTCGACGCCGCCGAGTCGTATAACCGCGCGCGCGCCGAGGTGAAGGCGAAGACCGGGGTCGTGCTCACGGTCCGGGGGTGGAACCGGTCCTACGCCGAACAGGTCACGTTCTACCTCCAGCGTCACCGCCGAGCCGGCGCGGGCGACCGCGTGTGCTGCTACTGGAACGGCGTGCCGTACGTCTTCACCGGCACCGCGCACGCCGCGCCGCCCGGCACCTCGAACCACGGCTGGGGCCTCGCGGTCGACGTCGTGGACTTCGGCGGTGTCGGCAACTTCAGCCACCCCCGCCGCGTCGCGTCCATCGCGATCCTCAAGAAGCACGGCTGGACCGACGACGAGGGCCGCGGCTCGATCCGCGAACCCTGGCACCTGGTCTACAACCCCGCCAAGGACACCCAGAAGAACGCCACCCCCACCCTCATTCCCGCCAGCACTGGAGGATTCATGGCCGACCTGACCGAGAAGCAGCAGAGGCAGATGTTCCACAACGTCAACCAGACCGAGGAGGTCGTCCGGCGCCTGGAGGAGGACATGGAGGCCCGCCGCGAGGCTGACCTGAAGCACCAGCGCGCCTCCGCCGCCCGCGAGCGACTCCTGGTCGAGGGCATGAAGACCCTGGCCGGATCTGTCGGCGTCGACCCCAAGACGATCGAGCGCCTCCTGGCGGACGCGTTCAAGAACATCACCATCACCCTGAGCACGGAGGCCTGACCCATGACCACCCCCGCCACCACGCAGCAGCAGCATCCTCTGCGCGCCGCGGTCCGCACGTTCGTCCAGGTCTGGCTCCCTGGCCTGCTCGTGGCCCTGCTCGTCGTCCCGGAGGTCGTCGGCATCATCATGGAGGAGTCGGGCGACGCGCTTCCCGATAACCTCCGCCTGGTCCTGGCCGGCATCGCCACCGCGGCCGCTGTCGTGTCCGCGATCCTGGCGCGCATCATGGCGATCCCCGCGGTGGACCGTCTGCTCGAGCGGGTGCTGTCCCTCGGCTCCGCGCCGACGTACGAGCAGGGCTACCCGATGCCCACCTACAACTCCGGCGACGTCGTCGAGCTGGTCAACGGCACGGAGGTCACCGTCGGCGCGATCATCATGAACCCCGGTGCCCGCATGGCCTCGTACCAGGTGTTCAGCCGGACCGGCCACCAGGACGAGGTCCGCGAGTCGGAGATCGTGCGGAGGCTCTGACTGTCAGACCCCCGCAGTAGGCTGCGCACGACCACATCCCAGTAGTCGAAGAGACCCCCACCGCCTCGCGCGGTGGGGGTCTTTTGCTGTGCCCGCCTTCGAACACACGTTGCATAATGAGGATGTGACCGGCCGCGCCTTCCGTGACTCCAGCCTGGACAGCTGGGACGCTCACCGCGACCAGTGGCAGGAGATCCTCAACTCGTTCGAGATCCCGCCGCGCGGCCGCCAGCGCGACTGCCGCATCCCGGTCCCGGTTACCGCCCGGCTCGTGTGGGAGAGCGACGGTCTGGAGCTGCTCGACACGACGGCGTACGCCTGGTTCGGCCGGCTCGTGCTCGTCGAGGTGCTCGACCACCGGCTGACCATCCACGGCGCGTGGATCCACGCGTCCGACGTCCGCCGGCGCTAGCCGAGCAGCGAGAGCAGGGCCTCCGCGGCGCCGTCGTCGTCGATGGTGCCGGCCTCCCGGTCGGCCACGGCCCGGACGTGCGCGGGCGCGTGACCCATGGCGATGGACTGGGTGGCCCACCGCAGCATCTCCAGGTCGTTCTCGCCGTCGCCGATGGCCCCTGTCGCGCGGTACTCGATGCCGAGGTGGCGACGCACCTTGTCCAGCGCGGTCGCCTTCGACAGGGCCGGCGGGGTGACGTCGAGCCAGTCGGGCCGCGTCTCGATCACCGTCAGGCTCATGGCGCGCAGGATCGGTGCGAGCCCGAAGGCGGCCGGGCCGTAGAGGGCGAGCCGCGGCGTCGCATCCGCCCACAGTTCCTCGAGCGTGTCGACGCTGTGCTGCTCGCCGTTCAGCTCACCGTCGGGGAACTGGATGTTCACGCGGTACCCGACGCCGACGAGCTCCGCCGCGACCCGGATGCCAGGCATCGCCTCCACGGCCACGCGGACCGCGGCCTCGGGCTCGACCTCATGCAGGTCGGTGACCCTGTACTCACGCCCCGTCACGTGCGCCGTGACCGCGCCGTTGCTGGCCACCACCCACACATCGTCCAGGCCGAGCACGTCGACGGCGTCCAGCGCGCCGACCAGGGACCGGCCGGTCGCCAGAACGATGTGGTGCCCGGCCGCGCGGACCCGCTCGACCGCAGCACGGACGGCCACGGTGGGCGGATGCCCGGTGTCCAGGAGGGTGCCGTCGATGTCGCAGGCGACGAGGGCCGGCGCCGTGAGTTCCGTGGGCCGCGCGGTCCGCTGCGGCGTCGCTGAGGTCATGCTGTGGAGATTATTGACACCGAACCGATCGAGGGCGGATCTTTCGAAAACTTTCTCTACTGGCCCTTATCTTTCCGATTCACGCGCCGTTCGACCGCCCGCACGGCCCGCGTCAGGTGCGCCCGCGCCTTGCGGTCGTAGTCGGCATCGAGCGAGAGCGTCTCGAAGACCTTGAGGTAGAGCGCGATCTCCTGCGACTGTGTCAGGTCGAGCTGCGCGGAGAAGGTTTCGACCGCGACGAGGCGCTCGTCCATCACCCAGAACGCGTGCTCGGGCGCCACCGTGAAGGTCGTCTCGAACGGGATGATGCCCAGCCGCACGTTCGGGAGCATCGACAGCGATACCAGGCGGTCGAGCTGGACGAGCATGGCCTCCGGCGGGCACAGCCCGTTCATCAGGGCCGACTCGGTCAGCACGAAGTAGAACCGTCGGACCGGCTGGTACAGGATCGCCTGCCGAGCCATCCGTGCCGCGATCGCTTCCTCCAGGTCCGTGCGCGCCCAGTTCCGGGCCCCCTGCTCCAGGCGCGTGCGTGCGTAGTCGGGGGTCTGCAGCAGGCCGGGGACCATGGTGGGCTGGAAACACCGGAAGACCTGCGTGCGGGCCTCGTCCTTCGCGACCACGTTCTGGGCCGCGGCGAGGCCGGCGCGGAGCACGCGCTGCCACTCCCGGTGCCGCTCCTCCAGGGTGTGCAACGTGTCGAGCAGGTCGTCCACGACGTCGGCAGCGCCGGTGACCCGACACCAGGAGCGGACATCGCCGTCGGTCGGGGTCTGGCGTCCGTTCTCGATCTTCGACACCTTCGACGGCGGCCACGAGAACGCGTCGGCGAGCTGCTGACCGGTGAGGCCAGCAGCTCGCCGAAGCTGCCGCAGACGCGCGCCGAGCTCGTTGCGCGCCGCCCTGATGTCAGGGCTGTTCGATGTGCTGCTTGGCAAAGTCGTCCCTCGGGATGGCGTGATGCCAGGCGGCGTCACGCCAGTAGTTGTGCTCGACCACCACGGCCGGGTCGTCGATCAGTTCCGCACCGAGGAACCGGTCGTCGTCCGCGAAGTGCATCTTCGCGACCGTCTTCGAGTCAAGGAGCCAGAAGTCGTCGTCCGGCAGCCCGTCAGCCTGATCACGAGGCAGGTAGCGGATGTCGTCACCCGCCCGGTTGGTCACCTCGGCCTCGAGCAGGCCCCACTCGTTGTACGTGCTCAGGGGCAGCGACACGACGCGGACGCGGTGGAACCGCACGCCCTCGTCCGTCACCTTGCGCACATGCGTCAGCCAGTCCGACGTCCGCTCCCGGTCGATCCAGCCCTCGTCGATGTACCGCTGCAGGTCCGCCTTCTCGCTCGGCTCGTTGTACGCCTCGCGCACCTCCAGCCGGAACGCCGTGTGCTCGATGTCGTAGAAGAGCCGGCCGAACTCCGGCCCGGGCTGGATCAGCTCGGCCGTCAC